CTATTCCACTTGCTATCTGTGTTCCAGTAGCTCTTACTGACCCCATATGTGTAATTCTATCTATAGCATCTACTTTGTTTTGTATACACTTCATTATACCATCTAGGTTTTGTCCACTAGGTTGAATAATGTAAGGTTTTAAAGAACTATCCATATCCTCTGGTATTTCTATTATAGAACCAGCCCCAGCAGATGCTTCTACATTAGGGGTTTTTACTAAGCTGGGGTGGTTGGCTAGTCTTATCAGTTGTTCTTTTTCTGAGTAATCATTATAAATAGATTGCTGTAAAAATGCCACATCTGATAAATCACTTATCCCTATAGGTCTTTTATTTCCTCTTAAGTTATATACATTTACTGCTGGAATAACGCCTATTGGGTTCGGTATCTCTTCTAATAGCTTTACATCTCCTTCCTCATATTCTTTATCATATTCCTCTACCTCGTAAGTGCTGATAGTTTCTTCTGTAAATACTTTTAGTATAGCTCTTTCTGAATTTATATCTTCTACTACAACTAAATAGTCTAAATAAAACCTACCACTACTTGATCTACTATAATTCCAGTTTACAATGTTCTCTGGGGTATAAATAGAAATATAAGGTCTAATATCCTGTGCTAGTTCTTCTGCTCTGGTCTTTGCATTAGTCTGGGGTTTGTCTACAATTACCCAGCAGTTACCATAAATAGATGCGTTCATTTGCACCTCTCTCATAACTGTATTAAAACTTCTACCATCTAAGTCAGCATCTTTGATAAATGATAGCAGTTGCTCATCTCCATCTAAACTACCATAATCTCTAGTCGGTGGAACTCTCCATAAAAAGCTGGTGTAGATTTGCACAACATTTTTACAATGATTATCTAATGGGGTATGTCTTATTCTTGCATCATACTCCTCTGGTGATTCCAGTATGTATCTGTGTAAGTAATATCCGTTCTTGTAGTCGTTGCCACCTAAGTAACTGCGAATATAAAACTCCCAGTTCTCTATGTTAGCTTTCCATAAATGATGTTTTTCTTGTAATTGTTCTCTATCCATTTAACTCCACCTCTTTTGCTCAGTTGGTACAAAATTTCTTCTTATCGGATAGTTGTATTCTATTAAGTAACCCAAAGCATCATTCATATGATCAAAACCACTATCCTTATCTGGTATGTGAGTTCCTTCTTTATATATCTGTCTTTCTATACTCTTTATAACATTTTTACAAGTATTTACTATAAATAATGTGCTTTTACCAGCAACATTTTTTAGTTTAGAGTTTACTGCATTTATTCTATCTCTAACTAATGGTGCTGTGTTCTTGCATCTTACATCAAACCCAAAGTTTTTTAATATAGCTAAATCTGTTAAACCTCCAGCAGATGTTTTTCTTTGTCTTGCACTAGGGTCTGGGTAAATAATTATATTTTGATGTTTATATCTGTTCTTTATTTCTTCACACATTTCATTTGTATTAGAAGAATATATTTGTATCTCATCTATGACTGTAACTACATTTTTATCTATTACAGTTACTACAGCACACATAGGGTCAACGTTAAAGTCTAATCCTATATGCAAAAACAAACTATTACCTTTATATTTTTCAACAATGTTTTTATCCCTACTGAAGTTATAATATATCATTCCAGAGTAATTGACAAACGTTGCTTCATACTCTTGCTGAAATGTTCTCAAAACTAAATCCTGTTTTGCTTGTTCTATCTCCTCTGCACTTACTTGCTCACCTTCTAATGTAGTGTATTTAAAACTCTCCCAGTCATTGTTAGTTTCACCTTGTTTAAATAACTCATAAGACCAGTTACCAAACCCTCTAGGACTGCCACAGAAGAAAGCACAGCCTTTCGTATCCGATAATGTAGGTCTTAACACCTCATACCATACAGATTTATTTATATCAGAGAACTCGTCACATACTAAGAAATCTAAACCAACTCCTCTTAGTGAGTTTTCGTTGTCACTTCCTCTAAGTGTTATTTGTGAGTTGTTTCTAAGTGTTATAGTTAGATCACTATGGTTAATTGTCTTTACCCATTTATGACTTATCATCTTTTCTTTTAATACACCCCAGCATATTGCCTTTGCTTGTCTGTAACTGGGTGCAACATACCATACCTTTTTATTAGGTTGACTTGAGAACTTTGCTATCTCATTTATTGCTAAATATGTTTTACCAAACCTTCTACCAGTAATTAATACTCTAAATCTTGCATCAGAACTTATAACTTTTTTCTGTGGTTCAGTTAATGGCATTATACCTCATTACCCCAACAATCCCAGCCTTCTACTTTCTGTCTAGCAAATAATTCTATTCTTGGTAAATCTCCACATAGCTTGACTATTCTATCTCTTACTTCTGCTGGTTTTTTACTGTGTTCTTGTCTAGGTGAAACAACAAGCCTTCTAACTGATTTAGATTGTCTTTTGATAACTCCTTTTTTTGCTAATAAACACATTTCTTGATTAGCTCTTGTCCACCAGCCCATACCTACAAAAAAATCATTATTGTTTTTATTTGTTTTGACCCAGTTAAAACCAACTGTTGAAAATGTAAAACCCCAATGTTTTATCAATTCTAAAGTTTGTGGCAACATTTGGTCTAATCCCCATAAAAATAAAACACAATTTTTATCTGATATTTCTGCTACAGGTAGTTTTTTAATCTCTTCATAATCCATTATATCATAATGCCCTAAAGTATCTGGGTTTCTTCCTCTTCCTTTTTTACTCCAAGTTAAATGATTCCAAGGTGGGTCAGCATAAATGATATTATACTTCTTATCTGGAAAAGGTATCATCAATCATTAGTCCATACCAAAGGTTCTTCTAATTGGTTCTCTTCAAATCTATCCTGTTGTCCTAATAGGTTCTTACCTAGGAATATTTGCATAGTTACATTTCCTTTTTCTGCTGAACTCCATTGTAACTGTCTAAGTCTGATTTTGCCTTGTGATCTTCCTTTTGTCAGAGATTCGGAAAAACTCTTTCGTATTAAGCTCTCATCACAACCATAAAAGTCTGCTATCTCTGTGTTAGTACACCCATAAGATGCTAGTTTAAAAACTTCCTCATCTGTGATTTTATACTTTTTTGGTCTTGCCATTCCTAATTACCCTATAGTTCGGTAATAAAAGTTTATCATACTGGTTATATAGTTCAACTATGTTTCTTTCTCTATAATAAAGTCTATGTATTGTTTTGCTTTCTTTAAATCTTCTAAACCACCTTTGTATCTCCAGCGTGTAATGTACTTTATTACATTACCTTCACAGTAAGATAATTTGTTTTTTGTTATGTACTCTATAGGCTCTATACCACCTTTATTATAATGATCTGGTTTCTTAATATTGTCTTTTCTTTTCTCATCTAATGGATTTACGTTATTTACTTTGAGCCTTCTTTGTTCCAGTAGTTTTTTTCTTGCTTCCGATAGTCTTACCTCTGGGTAAGTTCCTAAAGACATTTCGTGACATTTTTTATTGATTGCAAACCGATATGTCCATAAACCCTTACCTTCTCTTAAAATACGAATATATAAGCCATCTCCGTCGTGATATTTACCTTTTGGTAATTTTTTTAGCTCTCTAGTTTTAAGTTTATCCATCATTTAACCTAAATATATCCTGGAATATAAGATTAACAATTTTCTCATACTCTTTTTGATTGTACTTACTAATGTCTATTTCAGATATGAGCTTTTTAAATAATTCTATTTTCTGTTTTTGATATTCCATTTGTCAGCCAACATTTGTTTCAAACATTTGATACAAGTATATTCTTTTGCATTGTCTACAGCTATGATTGGTTCACTTGCACATTTATTGCAGTACATAAATTTAGTCATATTGATTTTTTTATCGGTCTTTTTGCTCATACTATAAAAAGTAAAATCTTGCTTTGTTTTATCGTCTTTAAACCTATCTGCCATACAATTCTCCATTTTAAAGGCGTTTAAATGAGCATACAGTAGGGGTAAAGCATAATCAAGGTATGTTTGTACCCCTAATATATTCTATAACCTGTTCCCCATATTTAAATACTTAACTGCATCTTCCTTAGTTATTTCTCCTTCCTTGATTGCTCTTTGTAAATCTGGAAAATGCTGATTTGCGAAACTGGTAACAAAAGAACTGCTTTCCTTATCTTTTATAGCTTGTTTAAATATCTTTAGCCTTAAAGGATAAACTTCTGTTATTCCGTTTTGTTTTTCAGCTTCTTGATCTTCATACTTTTTAGCTGATAACCAGTAGGCTGGTTGCTTGGCAAACTTCTTATCTTCTACGCTGTGATAATACTTGTTATACATTTCTGCTAACTCTACTGGTTTATTTTGCCATTCTGCATCTAAAGATTTAAAGTTTTTTTCTGCTATACCCTTACTGACTTTATTTGATATATCTTTCCAAAATAAAGGGAAATTATCCTTTTTCTTGGTTTTAGGTTTATTGGTTAGGGTATGGGTAGGGGTAGGGGGGTTTGGTCTAGGTTTTTTTGGTCTACCTCCAAGCCTTCCATTTATTTTAGATGCTTCTATTCTTTTAGTAATAAACAAGTACTCTTGCAGTTGTCTTTCATTCTGGTAATGATCTTGAACCTCTACAAAAAATTGTTTTAATACTGTTTCACAAGCCTTTTTTTCTTCTTCTGTGATACAGTTTGCTATTCTATAGTATGTGTTGCTATCTTTTGGTATACCTTGGCATCTCTTGTTCCAGTTCCAGCATAACAATCTTATATACACCCCAACTTCAACTGCTGTGTTGCTCATTGTTCCAGCAACAAAATCCTCAGTAAATAAATACCAAGCCTTTAGTTTTTCTTGTGGTTTACTTTCCTTACTTATAAACATAATTTTCTCCTTAATCTTTTATAATAAACCTAAATGATCATCTTGGTAAAGGGGTAATTAATACCCCCATACCTCAACTCTAGCTTTGTGTACTGCTTCCTCTTTCCATATCCAGTCGTCTGGGTTTGGAATCAGCAAGTTCTTAACATCATCTAAGGTATCTACCTTTTGCAAAAATGACCCCATTACCTTGACTATATGGTTGCATATCTTCATAGGTTTCTGGTAATCGTCTAATCTATACTCATAAAACTCTGTACCAGATTTTTTGCAAACTAAATACCATAGTTTTTGCTGTGCATTTGTGCCTTGATGATAGATAGCTTGTTGCATAGCGTGAGAGTAAGAAATACCCTGTGGTTTTCGCAAAGTAGTTTTTAGGTCTATGTAAAACTGCTCTTTCGTTGTTTTTTCTTCAAAGTGAAAATCTGTGTAACCTACTAATGGTATGCCTTCAATATCCATTTCTACTTTGTTTTGGTAACCTATTAAATCCCATTTGAAAGCATAATTAGTCAGTCTTTGTACTCCTTCATTAAATAATGGAATAAGGTTTTCTCTTTCACTATCTACCTTGTCACCAGCTAAACTAGAGCAGTTAGCATCATACTCGTTAAGCATCTTATCTATTGCTACTTTCTGATCTGTTCCGTTAAGCCACATATTCAAACCACTCTCTACAACAGTTCCTCTTTGCATAGCTGGGTTTGTATCGAACTCATAACCAAATATTCTCCTCAATGCCCAGCGTTCTCTATTAAATGCAAACTCTGTTAGCTGACTAAATGATAATGGTAAAATACTTTTTTTATCTTTAGTATCAAACTTTTTAAAGTGTTCTATCATAATCCACCAAATAATTTTATCGCTATAACAAACAAAATTATCCCTATAATAAGACCTCTATATTCACGCATTTTGATTATCTTCTAAAATATATTCAGCGAAAGTTTTTCCACCTTTAGTGATATAGTTTGTGGTAATATCATTACCTTCTTTTCTTAATACAAATATTCTATCACTTAATCTGAAACACCCAAATTTTCGCAAGGCATCTAAACTTGTAATACCTTTACCTTCTTTCAAATGTTGTAATATCATTTCTTTCTGTGATAGTTTTTTTATTTTTGGTTGGCTCATAACATACTCCTTTCTATTAAATGTTGTGTCGAGCTAATTGTACTTCATTGATAGACTTAGTCCTTAAATCTTCTCTGAAGGTCTTGAAGGTTTCGTATCTAACTTTAGAACGATTCCTAACTTTTAAAGTTTTGCTGTATCTATCAACAAAATCTCTAAATCTTTTGTCAGAGTGTATATAACTCTGTAATTCACTTGTATTTTTATACTTTATGTTTTTTGAATAGTGAAGTGTTAATTCTGCTATTATCAATTTTTCTTCCTTTTTTAAAATCTCAAGTGCTGTGTCGTTATCGCTATATTCTAAACCCAACTGTTCCTGTTGGTGAGATAATTTTATTGGGTCAAATTGTATATTATAAATATCAGTCATAATTATCCTCTCTTAACAAGTTTCTCATAACATTCTAAACAGTAGAATTTAAACTTCGCATATCTATCGGCTGGTTCTCCACAAATACAACACTTTTTCATATGCACAAAATTTTTCCAGTACTCCTCTGCTTTATAAATTAATTTTATGCCTTCTTTCTTTTTAGCCACTTTTCTTTTCTCTTATTTCTTTTGCTCTTATGTATTCGTCTTGCTCTTCCATAGTTCTTAGAGTAAAACCATCTCTAATAAGTTCAAACATTTTACTTTCTACTTCTGCTTTAGTAGGTCTTGTCTTGAACTCCATTCTGTAATTAATTATGTATTTGTTCATATTAAATTCTTCTCCCTTAGTTTTATTCTTTCTTGTAATATGTTTTTAAATTCTTCATTAACTGATTTGTTCTTATGTGCTAAACTGTGGCACTTTCTACATACTGCAAATAAGTTATCTATTCTGTTTAATCTATTTTTACTGACACCACCCATTTTTTTTGATTCTATGTGGTGTATGTCAACTGCGACTGATTGATTACAGTACCAGCATAGGAGTGCATCATCAGATGACACACTCCAATATCTGCTGAATAGTTTTTTGTAATCTTTCATTAGCCAAGATGCTTATTAAAAGATGCAACTGCTCTTTCAGTTAAAACATCAATCTTTTCTTCACTAAAAGAACCACTAGACATAGCTCTGCCAACTATACCTGTAACGTAGATCAATCTGTCTTTATTACTATCAGATTTATTTCCGTTAGTAGTTGGTGCTGGTTGTGTTTTGTTAACTCCTTCTCCTTCACCTAATATAAGTAGATTTTGCACGTTAGTATATGGATTACCCTGTGCTGAAGTTTTCCTGTTGATTACATCATAGCCTATCTTATCGCCAGATGATGGCATAGGGTTTAGACTTTCTCTGCAATACAGCCTAGTACCATTGACTAAATCTATAGTAAAATTACTGACAAAAACCCCTTTGTCATTCGTTTCACTATTGTCATATATTTTGTTTATTATTCCTTGTTCTTTCATATTTTTCTCCTTTATTATTATTTATTAAGTACTGAATAGCCACGCCCAGTTAGACAATTATTAATGAAATCTTTTCTTGTGTCTAACTTAGGTGTAAGCCATAAAGTTTTTATCCTTAGTATATTATTATATACTATCTTACCAGCATCTACTATGACATTAGTTTGATCTTTGACTAAAGCCACGCAAGTATAGTAGTCGTCGTGATACCTATTCATATCACCCTCTATATTAGCTGGTGATTTACCTCTGCTATCTACTATTGGTTTTGTACTACAACTTGATAAACAAATTAATAGTAAACCAGCTAGGCAAATTACTAATATTTTGAAACGCAAATTTGTATTCCAAAATGTGTACCTTTTAGGGGTACTTTTTAATATATGTCTTAAAATATGTCTGTTCATTTTATCCCCTATATTTCTTTGTTAAGTATTTCTTCAATCAAAGTTATTTGACCATATAAGTAAAGACCATATTGTGTGTTAACTTGTTCAATACCAATTTTGTTATCATAATCTTTGCCTTCGTGTTTTTTAAAAAACTCTAACATTGCTGGTAATCTCCATTGCTCCAACTTATATCTAAGTGTGTATTGTGGTAATCTTGAAGTCATTTTAATTTACTCCCTTCTTTGGAAAGAATAGACCTAATTCATTTTTAAGATTTTTATATTTGTTGTACCAAAAATCCTTTTCCCATTTTTCTCTTGCTATCTCATCTTGTAATTGATTCACAAAAAAAGAATTTTTATTATCCATTCTTTTCTTTGCTCTTTCAATCGCATCAAGATATTCTGATTGTTTTATTGCTTTCATTATATTTCCCCTTTAATTACTTTTATTAAGTTCATATCATTATCATACAGTCCGATAGTGTCATCTATATGATGCAGTTTAAAATAGTACGTTATTTTATTATCAGAAATGACTTTAAATCTGACTGTACTATTGTGATCAAAATATTTTAGTTCTTTCATTTAATTATCCTCACTTTCACCACAAGCGTTTTTCCAGTCATCAACTTGCATCTGGTATTCTTCAAACATATTTCTAGCATCATCTTCAGTAATGTGTAGCTCTGCTAAAAGATAATTGATTGCTGTTGAAAGTTCTTGCTCTTCCTCCTCTGTGCCTTTGTGGTAGACAACATCATAGTCTGAAAGAAACTTAAAAAGTTCTGCGTATCTATGGCTAATGGCATCTAGTACAAAAGTTTTATTGTGTTCTACTATTTGCCTTGCTCTTTGTAGTTCTATTTGTGTGGTCATTTATTTCTCCTCATTTATTATTTTATCATTGGGTACAAATATTTTAATATGTAAAAACCCACCTTGCATTGAAGATATTGCATACTGAAATGGACAGGTCTTTAACCATTTTAGTGCTTCTTCAATATTGGTAACTTGTATATTTATATTTTTTTCAATCATACTTTTATTACCTCATAAGTTTTTTTGCTCTTTGGTTTTACAATTAAATAACTGCTTATAACTAATCTTGAGTTCATTCTAGTGCCTACTGATTTAGCTGACTGGATAGCGTTAGTCTTTGCATATCGTAAAGCTGATTTTATTTCATTGTCCTCATACTGTGGCAGTTTCTTTCTAAGCCTACCGAAAGTATTATGACCAGCTTCTATTAATACTCTAATATCACTAGCAACCTTTTCTTTAAATGCCATTGTTAAAGATACTTTTCTTTGTATTCCGTTTATTATCATTTATATCTCCTTATTATTATTCTGACCATTATTAGTTCTATAACACCAATTAGAAATATATTTATCGTTACAGCTATGTATAATCTCTTGATCTGGTGAGCCTTGATTTAAAAGTACAGTACAGTAATCTGTTTTATTACCTTTACTAATACAAACTTGTGCTGATTCACCATCAAAACAAACTTGATGTAAGTTCCACATAATTTGATCAAAACATTTACTGTTTTTAAGTATGCAAGTATGACTGGCAAAAATAGTTACTACCCAACCATCTTTAATAGATTTTTTTACTAATTCTTCAGTAGCAGATTTTATCATCATACTACTGCTTTCCCATTTATATTGTTTATTATTCATTTATTTCTCCTTATTATTATTAAGAGAAGAGTGCAATTAAGCACTCTCCTTGTTGTTTATATTTCTTTCTATCCACCAATCAAGATTTGTAAGTTTAGAGCTTACTTTTACCTCATTAGTATGACCTTTCATCAATACCCACATTTGTCTACTGCCAGTATATTTTAATTCTTTGTATAAGTAGTAACCTTTATTAAAAAGCTCATCACTAATATTAGCTTCATAACCACCTCTCTTGCTTTTAGTAAAAATTATATTTTTGTACTTTGATTTTCTTTTTGGTTTTAAAACTTGTATTCTGTTATAAATATCATTATGAAATTCTATAAATTTATTACGTTCTTCTTTAGTCCACCAAGTATCAAATATTGGGTCATCTTGTACTGCGTCTAATTGACTTTGTAGTTTTTCTAATTTAAGTAAAAAATCTTT